AGCGATGATGTTCTCGAGCCCAGTGATACCCTTGAGCAGTTTGTCCCGGACGACCTTCCCGTTCTTGTGGTTGATTGCCTTGGGGGACTGCCCTGCTCTTTTCGCATCGTCAGACAATATCTCGGCGAGCTTCAGATTTCCGGCTCCATATAGATATGCGTAGATCAGCGATTTCGCGCTATTTCTGTCATAGAGCCCGGCGAGTCTCTGGGTCCTTGAGTGGGCGTCGGTGCCATCCGCGTTGTTGCCGTGGATGACTGCCTCGGCATAGCTGCCGCCGTCCCAAATAGCGAGAAATGAGGCCAGCATCCGCAGCTCGAGACCGGAGGCATCGCAGCCGACCAGTTTGTCGCCTCTATCAGGGACCCAGACTTGACGCATCCGGATGTCCTTTTTGTCGACCTGTGCCATGTTGGGATAAAAATGCGACATCCTATGAGTGCGGCAGCCAACCGATTTGACCCGGCCATGCACCCGTCCACCCTTCTCGAGCTTGAGCCATCCATTCTTCCCGTCAGACAGCTGGGAGAGTTGCTTGGTCACCCTGAAATATCGAGCCAGCGGCGTGGCCTCGGGGACCCGCATGTTCTTCAGGACCGACTCATCGATCTGAGCCATGCCGCTGGGGGTGAACTTGCTGGGTTTCCATTTCTGATACTTGCTCGATAATCGATAAACGATCTGCAGCCGCGACCCGGCATTGAATACCTGCAGCGCAATTTTGGTGTAAGGTGCGCCCGCGACAATACCCCGGGTCTTGTTGCCGACCTTGGGTGTCGTTGTTTTAATGTTGGCCCAGCGATGCTCCTCGAGTGCCCAGTTGCCTTTGGCCGGGATGTACTTCGGCGGGAAAGTGTCCTGCAGATCACGCTCGAGCATGATTGACTCCTCTCGGAGTGTTGCCTCGAGCTCCCGGGCAGCATCGAGGTCCAGTCGAAACCCGTGAGAACTCTGCAGAGAGAGACACCAGCAGGTCTTGTGCTCGAGGTCTATCGCCTGACGCCAGTCGATTTTGTCATTCACCAAATCAGACTTGAGCCGCAGCTGCAGCTCCCTGTAGATCCGGATATTGATCTCGACGTCGATCTCACAATAATCAAACATCTCCTTGAATACCTCGGCCCGTGTTTTGTCTGGCTCTGGTTCCATCATGAAATTTTTGAAGTCACCTTTCGGTGCTCCAAACTCTGCGCCGTAGGACTTGATGGCATGTGATCGACGCTCAGGGTCTAGCAGCTGCGCGACGATTAATGAGTCCCAGCACTGCTGCAGGGTGATCACGTCCGGGTGTAGCTTTCTAAGTGCCCAGAAATCAAACCCGATGAGATTGTGGGCGACTACCCTGTCAGCCTCTTTGAGGCGCTGCAGGCCTTCGGCCAGCGATGGGTAGTCGTCCGAATAGTCAGTGTACGTTGTCACCTCTCCGGTGACCGGGCAGCCGATACCGCAGGACCAGATCGTGGTCATGGTGTCGACGAAACCGTCTGTCTCCAAATCAAAAATCAGTGTCTTCATGGTGCCTCCAGTTTTGGGCGGTTGCTTTGTGGAAAAAAAGGGCCCGGAGGCCCTTCATTGTTTAGCTGCCGATGTCGACCATCTCGCAGACGCTGCCCGTACAGGCGAGGGTCTGGCTGCTGGTCGTGGTGTCTTCCTTCTCGAACTCTTGCAGTCCTGTCCAGTCAATACCTGTCGGCATGGTTGCCAGTGCGGCCTCATAGACTTCCTGAGTGCACTCTTGATATGGCGCTTGTTTGTAGCTGTGATCAGAGTGAGGCAGGAATGACACGCCTGACATCTCATCGAAGTGCTCGAACACCCACGCGCCGACCTTCATCCACTCATCATTGCGGACCGTGATGGTCACCGAGGGTTTGTGCTCACACCAGTGGCGCTGATACATCAGCCAGATCTCCAGCTGCTTGATTGCATCGAGGTCGTCCCGGGTAACTGCTCCATCCGGTGCTTTGGTTGGAAAACTGAACACTGTCGTCGGTCCACCCATTGCGCAGGGCTCGTTGGGGATCCCACTGGCAGCGAGGAACTGAGTGAGTGGGTCCTTGTTGTCACCACGCACGGTCCGGATGTAGTAGTCCGAATGTCGCGTGTGGATACCTGACGAGCTGTCGACCAGTTGGCTGACAGTGCCGCTGGGTTTTACAGCAGTGATTGCTGCCGAGACCGGGATGCCGAACTCATACGCCCAGACCTTATTGGTCGCAATTGCCACATCCTTCAGCTCCTCGAGGATCTCAGCAGCATCATCGTTGAGACTGATTGCCCTGTTGTCCATGATCCCTGTCAGTGATACACCGAGCAGCCGCTCCTCAGCGGTGTTGTCGGTCCAGCATTTGCGGAGATATGGAAAGTGAATCAGCGTCGACTGAATGGTCCCCAGTATCGAGGCCAGCCTCACCTTGTTGGCAAGTTGCTCACGGGTGTCCTCGGGACGTGCGACGACCTCGGTCAGGTTGCAGAACTGATAGGGACGCAGGATGATCTCACTGCAGGGGTTTGTGCCAAATTCACGCTGTGGATCTCGGCGGCCATTCTTGGCTGCCTGCTTTTGAGATGCCGGGCGACTAAATAGACCACGCTCGCCTGACTTAGACTCAACCAGTGCAGACCATTCGCGCAGGAATGTCTCCATGTCTGGCTTTTCGGTGTAGCAGACTGAATTGTTCGCGAGGGCACGCTGCGGGTCCGTGTTGTACCACTGGCCCGACTTGGCGTGACGCATACGATCATCAGACAGATTGCTCAGGGAGATCATCGCAGAACGACGCACACCTCCGCAGACAACAACCTCGCCGATCTTGCACATGATGTCGTGACATTGGATCGAGGTCAGTTTTGTGCCGACAGCTGATTTGAATGTCTCGCATGTGAATCGGAACAGGTCCTCGAGGGGCTCAGGGCCACTCGCTCTGCCGCCGAATGTCTTCAGCTTAGCGCCAGCCGGTCGAACCTGCGACACGTCCCACAATGGAACCTCGCCTGCGTAGAGCAGAGAGATCAATTGTCGGTAGGCCTTGGCCCAGCCCTCTTTGGAGTCTCGGACCACGATGGTGCTCTGACTGTCAAACATAGAGTCCGGCACGTCCGGCAGCTTTGAGACATATTGACGCTCGACACTAAAGCCGACGCCTGTCCCACATAGCAAAATAAACATCGCCTCGTCGAATGACTTCGGGTCATCGATAGGCAAATAGCTGCAGTTGTAGGCGCAGGTGTTGTCCCGGTCCATTGCGTCGCCTGCAGTCATCAGGCCGCGCATCGATGGCATGACATTCAGGGTGACGATCGCCTCGCGGATTTCGTCGTGTGTCTCTTGGTCAACTTTCCCGACGACCACGTTCGCCATGTAGCGGTCAACGGTCTCATCCCATGACTCCCTGCGATTCTCTTCAGGGATCCAGCGGGCGTAACGGCTCAGGGCGATATATTTTTGATATTCAGACATTTGTGTCATGTGTTGCGTTTCCTCATTGGTTTTGTTTTAAAAAGGGACATCGTCGAAGGGGTCAAACCCCTCGGCTGATTGGGTTGGTGCGTCTTGCTTGTCGTGGTGTTTCATGCGGCCAGTCGCGACGTCATACTTCAGGTGGCCTGCTGGTCCTACTTGCCCGAATGGGCGGTTCTTCAATAGCCGGATCTGGGCGATGTCGCCCTCCGTCTCAGATTGCTGATCACGCTCGAGAGCAATGCAGACATCACTGAGCTGCTCGAGGGCTGCGGAGCCTCTCAGGCTAGTCAGTGAGATCTGTGCGCCTTCGTTGTAGGACTTGTCCCCGGAGCCTCGTTTGATATGTGACACGGCGATCACGCCGATCCCGGTGTTTTCACAAAGGGACCGTAGTTTCGTCATCAGCATGTCCAGCGACTTCCTCTCGTCGTCTGTGCCACCGCTGACAACCATGCTGACGTGATCGAGCACCACGAAATCACAGCCCAGCCCGACAGCCAGATAGCGAATTTTCGAAAGTAGTTTGTCGATCTCGGATGATCCGAAACTGTCATAAAAAGCCGAGGGCGCGACGACCTTTGCGAACGATGTGTCCCACTGGTCCTGCGTCAGGATCGTGGGCTCCTCCATGAGGTCACCGAGGGGCACGTTGTTGTCGATGGCGACCATTGCCTGCGCTGTCTTGGCGACACTCTCCTCAAGCATCACATAGCCAACTTTCTGACCGTGCTCGACTGCGAGGTGGTAACCGAGCTCCCGGGTGAATGTAGACTTGCCGATTCCTGACCCGGCGCAGATCATTACCAGCTCCCGCTTGCGCAGTCCTCGGATCATTGAGTTGAGCTGAGGGAATGGAATGGCGTTGCCTTTGGGTGTGACAGCCTGCAGCTCAGCGACTGTGAGCTCATGCCCTTGGACAATGCCCTCGGGACTGAACAGCTTGGCGTTGTAGACTGCGTGCTTCAGGTCCGAGACCCTTCCAGCCACCAGCATCTCGTTGGCGTCCTTGAGTGGTAGCTCGGCGATCTTGCACTTACCGGGTGACAGCAGCGCAGCGATTTCCAAGGCTGCAGCACGCCCGGGCTCATCAGAATCCAGCAGCAGGACAACCTCGTCGAAGCCCTCACAGAACTCGAGGGACTTCTTGACGGCCTTGACGCCGCCGCTGCAGCCATTTGGCAGACTGACGACAGGCCAGTCCGGAGCGACCGTTGCATAGCTGAGAGCATCGATCTCGCCCTCGGTAATGACTAGGCGCTTGCCTGATGTTTTGCATTTGTTCTGGAATACCAGACCGCCAGCTTTGAGGTCGCCGAGGACCCTGAAGTCTTTACCCGGGAGCCTGAGCTTTTGGGCAACCAGTCGGCCCTTGCTATCAGTAATTGGGGCGATGTGGCACGGCTTGCCCTGATACTCCCCGACGGAATACCCGAGGGCCCGACAGGTCTGCTCGGAGATGCCCCGCTTTCTTAGGGCCTGATAGTCACCTTTTATAAAGTTGACGCCCGACGACGTCGTGTTTTGAGCCGTTTGAATTGGTGTAATCGGCTCACCCGAATCGGTGAGATTGACGTGCTTCTCGCACGCGAAACAGAATGAGTGGTCTGAGTAAATTGCGTTCGCGTCCGATGAGTTGCATGAGCTGCAGCTGCTGTGCTCGATGAATAGTGATTCGGTTGGTGTCTCCATTGGTGCCTCCTTAGTTTTGGCGGTTTGCTTGTTGGTTTCGATATTTGGCCCAGCGTCGGTGTTGAGCATCGGCTGACTTTTTTTTGCTGGCTGCGGTTTGCCTGCGTCCAAAAAAGGGATTTTTCTCTCCGGTTTTGGCTGCGCGCATTCGTTGCAGGCCCTCCTCGGTGTGGGTGTACCCGGAGCAGCCGCCATTTGCGCTGGTGCAGAGGTTGTACATTTGGGGATTTCTGGCAGCATCGAGGGCGATCAACAACCGCCCCTCCTCCTGCTGGTGGTCGCTGCAGTAGTGAAGGATTTCTTTATAAAAGTTGTGGCGACCGTATTTCTCGAGCGCCTTTTTGAGGGCAACGCCAGACCCGAGATAATTCGGGGTTTTGCCGCAATGGCTGCCGACATAAAATTTGTTATTGATGCGATTGGTCGTGCAATAGACATAGCTGATCGGTTTTTCTTCAGGCATGCGGAAGCCCTCCAAGGGCTGGAGCCCTGAGAGGGTTCGCTGTGTTTACTTAGTGAATCGAGGGGGTGGGATTTGTGAACTCGTCTCGAGCTTCAAATTCCTGATTGCGCCAGATAGCGAACTCCCGGAGCGTTGGTCGCTCGGGGTTCTTTAGCTCCTCGAGGTGCTTGATGAAACTGACATAGTCAGCAGCGAGATCCTCGACCTCGCAATTTTGCTCAAATGTTGAATCCATCAGTGATCATCCTTGTCGCGATTCATTTTCTCGCGGTACATTTTTTTGAAGTCCTCAGTCGAAATGTCCGGGTTGAAGTCTGAGCCTGCAAACCATGCGCCCGCATAAAGCAGCGCAATGCCGAGGACTAGGAGCAAAATCCCACAGAACATGTTCAGGTTGCCAAAAATAACGCGCAGTTTATGAGTGAAGTCCCGCATCGGTGTCTCCTTTAAAAAAATACCGGGCGTACTTTTGCCCCGTGATGTCTCGCTTGAAATCCGTCGTTATCTTCAGCCCTGCGCGACGCAGTCGGCTGATGTTGCTGGTGATCGATCGGACCTTGTAAAGGGTCGCCGCTTCGACTGCGGTGATTGAGCCAACTCGACGGAGGTGGTTCTCTAGGCTTGAGTCTTGTGGTTGCATGGTGGAATCCTTTTTGGTTCATAGAAGTTGATTAAATGTTGAGCTCAGGGTGATAAAAGAGGCGAAGGCTAAAAAGTAGGCCAGCGCTCTGATGCGCTTCGGGGCTCTGTGGTCTTGATTGTTCAATGTTTCTCTGTAACCTCGTATAGATAAACGTGAGACCCGGGGGCCTCACTGGTTAAGGGGTCGCAATAGCGCTTGAATGCGTGGAGGCTGACCACTTGCACGTCGTCGTTCCAAAATGTTCCTGACTTGGTCATGACGTCCATGACGCCCTTGACGTAGTTGTCCACATCTCCCCGGGGGTGTTTTAGCTTCCCGCTTTTGGGTTTTGTGCAGACGGTCTCGATCAGGATGGCGACAGGTCCCGTGATGGGTGGCCTCGCGTCATATGCGTTTGCGTAGGGTTGCGCCAGTTGACGGAACTCGGTGTAAGGTTTCCCGAAATAGGTCCCCCACTTGGTGACCCTCGGCCTTGACGCTGGCCGGGGCTCCACCGGGATCGCGAAGTAGCGGACATCGTCCGACTGCCTTCGCATTGCTTTCAACATTGTGGCGACTGACTTTTTTACAGCCTGAGACATTGCGGACCTAGAGGTCGTCGATGTCGATCGGGCTGCCTGTGGAAACCTCAGCCTCAAGGACCTCGGCGTCAGCGTCAGGGGTAAAGCCGTCGTCGTCGCCGAACACTGAAGCAGCGTTTCCGGGACCATTGCCGCCTGCGTTGTTCTTTGAGATCAGCTTGACCATGTCGAGGTAAAAACTGACGCCCTTCTGGGCTCCGTTGTACGCCTTGGCAGCTCCTGCCACCCGGATGGTGTCACCGGACATAATAATAATGCTCTCAGGGAGTGGGTTGTTCTTAGCGTCAACCATGCTCGGCTGCCGGACTGACTTCATGGTCATGTAGACCATTCCGAGATATTGCTCTTTCCCGGATTCGTCGCCGTCTTTTAACGGGTTGTGAAATCCCGGGGGGATCTTGTCGCCGAATTCACGCTGCGCGGCGTCTTTAATAGTGGCCTTGAGCGTGGCGACCATTGGGTCGTCCTTTTGGAATGCGACGGTCACTTTATATTTGCCGTCCGAGTATTCCGACCCGGTGTCGGGATTGTTGAGCCATGCGAAATGAGCGGTGCCAACAGTGGTGGCGAAATTGACATACAGCGATTTTTTGGTAGACATAGAGAATCTCCTCAATGGTGTCTGAGTGGTTGGGTTTTGGGTTGGGGGTTGTTGCGGTTTGGTTAGTCCTTGGACGGACCTTTTTCGACGAGCTCGGTGACTGTGTTTTGATAGATGTCGAGCAGTACGCTGATCTCTTTCAGCCTCATTTCGCACGCTCTGAATTCCGCAGTCAGGTCGTCGGCTCTGGCTATAAGAAACTGAACTTCAGGTTCTAGGTCCGCGAGCTCATAGTCCTTCTCATTAATAGTGACGATGGTTGTCTCCTTGGTTGGGTTTGGTGGTGGTAGTCGATGGAGGTGACTAGCAGATCAGGGCCTTCAGTAGCATCAGCAGCACAAAGGCTGGGGGTAGCCAGCTCAGGTCTGACGTCGTCGACTTCTTCATTGCTTCTCCATCTCGATGGTCCCATCAGGCCTGACCCAATAGGGTCCAGATCTGGGCCTCGACAATGAGCTCACATATTCATCAACCGTGGTGATCTTCGCCTTCCTGTCGATCTCTGCATTTGTCATGTCTATCATTCGGGGGCTGCTTGGTTTATTCATAATTACTCCTTGACACAATGTGTGTGTCTTAGTGACTTAGAGACTGGGGGGTCCTCTATAGGGCGGTGTTTTGTGACCGATTGCCGCAGGCCGCATTCTCGCTGGGTTTTAGCGAGGCAAAAAAAAGGCCCACGAGGGGCCAAAGGGGGGATTGCTAGGGGTGATTATTTACAGCGACGGAGGCCCTCTGTGAGGCACGCATCGTGCATTGGGGTGTTAGGCATCAGGTCAGCCAGCATCGCATTGAGCTCCAAATCTGAGAACGCTCGGACCATCTCCTCGCGTAGTTCATGGATGCTCATGCTGCACCGACCTTGATGCTCAAAGCATGCAAAGGCGTGGGGCACGGCTTGCCTTTTTGTGGACGCCCTTCCCACGCTGCCGACTGGTCGACCAAAATCTTCAACCAGCGCAGCGTCAGGCCGTAGTAGCTGACTGATCTGTAGTCGCCACGTCCGTGGACGTCGTTGCTGTGGATGATGTTGAGGGCGCTGGTGCCGTTTGGCATGGTGTACTCGATGAGGGCCTTGTGCTTCCAGACAGCGAGCACGATGGCCTCACGGTCCAGCTGGTTGCGGTATACATTTAATTCGTCGTTGATCTGTAGCATGGTTGTCTCCTGATGGCCCCGGAGGGCCTGTTGGTTTTTATGCGTTGCGGTATTGAACAGCTTGGACACAGTTGCGGATGCCTTCCCACCCGGTCTGCGCGATGCGCACTGCGGTTGCTGCTTGTGCGCGAGTGGCATTGACACCCAGCTCGTCGGCTGCAAACTCAGCAGCTTCCTGAAATGCGCGCTTCCAGCAGCAGCTGAATTCGTAAGACGTCAGCGCAGCCTCTGCCATTTGCTGGATTTCAAACTCTGATAAAAAATTGGTTTTCATAATGTCTCTCCGGGGTTAGTAAGTCACTGTGGTATGGCCCTTATTATAATTATAGTGAGGGACCTTTCAACAACTTTGCATTATAAAGTCACTGTATTTTCAAAGTGAAAAAATGCCGGGATTTCTTGGATCTGCCCGGTGATGTGGAAGTCGCTCGGCAGGACATAAAATTTTCCGCTGTTGAGACTTCCGACCTGCGGATTCTGCTGCAGCCATGCCCGGACCTTTTTGGCGTACTGCAGGCGCTCGATCCCCTTGCGGTTCTCGGCAGCCTGTCGTCGGATCGCGGCGTGTTCTTTGGTCAGTTTTTTTGCGCGTGCTTCTGAGTGTGTCATGGTTGTCTCCTGATGGCCCCGGAGGGCCGTGTGATTGATTAGCAGAATTTTGCGAGGTAGTTTGAAGTCGAGCGAACTGCTGCAGCCTCAGTCTTAAAGTGGCGGCCTTTATAGTGATTGATCACTGTTTTGTATCCGTCTCTCTCGATGCGAACGATTAGGGCATAAAAGCTGCCGTCTGAGTCTTTGCTTATTGCTGCTTGGTAGTTGCTCATTTTGTCTCTCCGGGGTTAGTAAGTCACTGTAGTATGGCCTCTATTATAGTGATATTGAGGGACCTGTCAACAACTTTATAACATAAAGTCACTGTCTTTTAGGCGCAATCAAGCTCCTCATCACAGACATGGCAGCACTTGAACTCATAGGTCTCCCAGACCGTCTGATCGCCCATGTCATAGCTTTCCCGCTCCTCTCTGACATAGAACTCACCCTCATACCGGGAGGCGTCACAGCGGGCACAATGGCCCTCTGGCTGGGGTTCTTTTTTCTTCCCGAATATAGCGTCAAAATTATTGTTGAATCGTTCTTGATTTGAGATACGTTGTGCGGACCCTTTGCCGCCGTGGTGTTGTCCGTGCATTTAACAGACTCCTAAATTGATGCAATCGTTGAAGGCCATTTCGGACCCTATAAATCTGAGCATTGGGGTTAATCCACGCCAAAGACCACTTAACAAAAACCTTTAGCGCGCCTTAATGCAAGATGATTAATAGAGACCTGCAGCGAGCAGGCCCATCAAATAATCCTTTTCGTGGTTAGTAAGTCACTGAATGTGCGAGTATAAAAACACACACCCAGCGACCTGTAAATAACTTTATAATGCAAAGTTACTGAACTTCTCAACTAA